GCAAAGCAAAAACAAACCAGCGAATATTATTGGTGGAAAAGAAACGAAATAACATCATAGAAAAAGAAACTCATTTATCGTTTCAAAATAGTAAATCGGTTGATTATGAAAAGTTCAAAAAGTATTTAGTAGAAAAAGATAAACTGAATAAAGAAACATTAGATTTCTACCAACGAGATGTTTGGAGGAAAACGAAATTTAGACAATATAGTTATGGTAAGAAATCAATAGATAAATTCCTTAATAAAATCAAGGAAACCTTCGGTGAAAATATCCTAATTGGTTATGGAAATTGGAGTAGAAGCACTCAAATGAAACACTTTATGCCTACTATGAATAAAGGATTACGAAAGCAAATCCACAAGAAATATGATACAATAACAATCAATGAGTGTAATACAAGTAAAAAATGCTGTGAATGTAATAATGATTTATCATATTACAGACATAGCGATGGAAACAAGCAGTTTCGTCTTTTAGTATGTTCTGGATGCGTGAGACCCCAAGTCAAACAAATCGTATTTAGAACACGAGACGCAAATTCAGCAATCAACATAATGAACTTAACAAAATGCTGGATAGAAAAGCAAGAACGCCCTACCTGTTTTCAAATTTCGTCTTTCACCACATCTAATCCCGAAGGGGAAAAAGAAGTGGAAAAAGTTAGACCATCGTAGGTGAAATTCCTACTATTGATTTTACACCTTTTTATTTTGGGATTTTGTCCCATTTTAAATCTTCAATGGTGTAAAATATATTCGTAAACATTATAAAAATATTGTGTAAATAATTGTTATAATGTCTGTCATAAGATGTATAGATGATATTAAGCACGCTTTTTATATTAATTTAGAACAACGTGTGGATCGCAAAGAGCAAGTTGAAGAAGAGTTAAAAACAATAGGAATAAAAGCAGAAAGATTTAACGCAATTAAAATGGAAAATGGTGCAATTGGATGTAGTATGAGCCATTTAAAAATCTTACAAGAAGCTGTAACTAATAAGTTAGACCATGTATTAATTGTAGAAGACGATATTATCTTTTTGGAACCAGAAGTGTTTAAATCACAAATCAATAAATTTTTTGAATTACACGGAAACACTTGGGATGTTATTTTGTTAGCTGGAAATAATATGCCGCCATACAAACCAGTCGATGATACTTGTATACAGGTTTCTAGATGCCAAACGACTACTGGATATCTGGTTAATGGTCATTATATTAAGGTTTTAATGCAAAATGTTAAACTTGGATTAACAAGCTTAATAAACAACCCAAATGAGCGTAGTAAGTTTGCGATTGATAAATTTTGGTTTGTTCTACAAGGAGCAAGTAGATGGTTTTTAATAACTCCATTAACAGTAGTTCAACGTGAAGGTTATAGTGATATAGAAAAACGCGTAATAAGTTATGAGAACATAATGCGAGATATGGATAAAGCATTATTGTTTGACGCAATTAAACAACAAAATGCTCTTAGACAACATGAGGCTCTTAAACAACATGAGGTTCTTAAAAAACAAAATGCTCTTAGTAAAATGGGATTGAACTATAAATAATATAAATAATATAAATAAAGTATTTATACATAAAAGTAATAGTAAAAGTAATAGTAAATGAACTTTTATTTTAAAAATAATAAAAAACATAACAAACCACAATTGACTATTAAAAAACCAAGTTTAGTTACATTTTCAACGTGTTGGTACATATTAAAATCCAAATTTTCTGTAAATACATATAATATTTGGATAAAGAATTTATTATCAATTGTAAAAAATTTTAATTTGGTTATATACACAAATATAGATTCGTATACGCATTTAATGCCATTAATAGATAGTTCGAATAAAAAAATAAAGATAATACTTAAACCGCTAGAGGATTTTTACACATATAAATACAAAGAAAACTGGATAAAAAACCATGAGAAAAGCAATATGGAGTTACATAAACATACTGACTGGCAGTTAAATATGTTATGGAATGAAAAAATATTTTTTGTGAATGATACAATAAAAAATAGATACTTCAATTCATTGTATTATGGATGGTGCGACATAGGTTATTTTCGTAATAGGGCAAATGATTTACACACAGGATATCTAAAAAATTGGCCAAATCCGGCAAAAATGTTAAGCAGTAATTTTATGAATAGCTACATACATTATGCATGTGTTCAAAATGAACCAAAAATATTAGAAATGTTATCGGATGATATTACGACGCATTATATAAATAATTTGAAAACTCCCCCAACCATTAATTATACGGAAATATGTTTTGCTGGTGGCTTTTTTATTTTGAGACCAGAAGTAGTAGTAAATTATGTAAAAATATATGATGAAAAACTGAATTATTATTTTACGAATGATTATTTTATAAAAGATGATCAAACAATCGTTATGGATATAATATTTACAAACCCGAATATGTTTTATATTCATAAAGAGAATGTTGTGAATTATGACAATTGGTTTATGTTTCAACGGTTGCTTCTTTAAGTTGTGTTATATAGTATATATAAAACTAACTTAAAGAAATTGGGGTCCAGTCCTTCGGAAACAGATCAGATGTATCGTGTCCTGCTTTTGAACCAAACCACTTTTCTGGATAACATACTATTTTACAGATATTACTATTCAAATAAGCCCCCCACCAACTAAATGAACTGTTTGCAATTATATTATGTTCACATAAACTCATTAACAAGAGTTGCTCCCAATCAGATAACAATGGGTCCGCCCTTTGAAATACTAATAGGGGGAAAACTGTTTTTAAATTATTGATTGTATTTTCGACATCAGATAGATCGTCGTTTTCACAAAAATACAATATCTTTCTTTTATTTTTTAATATTTCAGTTGGTTGATTATTTAATATACTTGTTAGAGCGTTTGTGTAATATTTGTTAGTTAAAATCGGATGTATATCTGGATAATTCTTATAGTCTCCTAGCCTAAAATGCATTGAAATTATATTCTCATTATCAAAATCTAATTCATTTTTCACTTTATTTTTTACAATGAATTTTTTATGATTTATTTTTATTAATTTACAAACCCATCCTTTATACTTTTCAAAATATAATGGACTTTGAAAATAACCAACTAACATAGTTCCATAATTGTTATTTAAATTCTCTGGGAGTTCTTCATATTTGAAACCTTTCTCTTTAATAAACATTAATGGCGGTATTTCATTCATATTCTTTAAAAATGGGGTCAACTCTTTAAAAAAAGTTTCCCAATATGTATATCTTATGATTACTCCGTTTTCACCATTACCCAATTGATGGTTATTTAAAAAGAAAAATGAATTATTGTATCTTAACGCATATGCAATTGTCGTAAAAATTTCGAATAATTGATTTCCCAATCCTCCTTGTAACTTACAAGTAATCATCTTAAATATATTATTTTATTTAATATATTTAACTACTTATTTTTTACTATTTAATATATGTCTCAAATAAGAATGCTGACGATCATCTTTTAACGGATGATATAACCCGGTTTTATTTACATTATTTTCATTCCACACAAACTTATATCTTATAGTTTTTAATTCATCCGGGTGAAAATATGTGAAATTATTATAACTTACAATTGTTGGAAATAATGCCTCTATAAAAAACAGACATTTGTTCTTTGACGCATATTTATCTATTTCATCTAATACATTTTTGGATAACCTTATAGCGCACATCATACCACTGTAATAAGGTTTTGGTAAGTTTATTTTTATAATATTCCATAACCATTTACTATAATTTCCTTCATTGAAATCACAATTGGCTAATATATCAAATGATGGATATTTATTATCTATATTCATAATTGTAGTTTCATCATAAAAAAATACATCATCCTCCATAAACCATACATAATCATATTTTTTATTTATTAACGAAAAATAACATAATGCTTTATCCCACCCACTAATCATTTTTTTTATCCCAATTCGATTACTATTTACATATCCATTATTTTTACAAAACCTATTTAAAATTTGTATTATAGTTATATTTTCAAATCTATTCTTATATCTTGAATAATCCATTAAATTATCGTCTATTATAACATAAATATCGTAATTTTTTAATTTATTTAAAAAATCAAAATAATATATTTTTGGCTTGTGAAATATTACACATAATGCATTCTTTTGACTAGTCATATTCATATTTATATATTATTATTTAGATACATTTCAAACAATTCCAACGCATCCTTCGGTTTATACGTAGGAACTTCGTGGCCAGCATTGTGCACCGTAATAAACGAAAAACGACTATTCTTAGAAAAAGGTGTCTTAAATTTTGTAATAAATCCAGCAGTTTGACCATCGTTATTATACCACGTATCCCATAAACTTGTTGTGGGAAATCCTAAGTCATAAATCCATCTTTGAGTACCTATTGTTCCGCAAACACTATCATCATCTCCGGAATAAACCAATATTCTTAGGTCTTGATGTGTCTCTGAATGCAATATTGTTCTATAATATTTCTCCATTGGAAGCATCTTATCCGCTAAATTATACTTTGTCGTTCTTGAACATTCTTCCCATGCTATATCCTTATTCACGTTTAATGCCATTTTTACATCCAATCGATTCAAATAATTTGAAGAATATAACTCCTCACACGGCTCATAAATAATTACGGAATCTTCATTTGTATCTGTTGCATCTCTTAAAAATTCTCGCATTCTCAATTGTTGGTTTGATAAACACACTGGATAATCCAATGCATAAGGGTTCAAATTGCCTATCTTTCTCATAAAATTTAGAATCAATGTAGAACACACGCTTGAATTTAACTGGTTTACAGGATCAGTGCAATTATACTCTAAATATTTATCCCATAATGGCTTTGGTAACAATTGTTTTCCCCAATATGTTTCCATCTCTGCTCCAACTCCTGAATAATAATCGGTATACGGATTACCAACAGCAAATCCTTGAAAATTAATACGCATTTCTGAATATGACTGTGCATCATTGTATCTCATTATTTCGTCTGCCCAGGTTGGCATATAATGACCACCATATGATTCGGATGTAATAAACAACTTACTCTGATTAAAATGTGGAAACTTCTCAAAAAATTGTAAAATTGTTGCTAAGTTGTCTTTTGCAGCCTGCTCATCTCCAATCTTATAATCATCGTTATTATTTGAATAAGAAAATCCTACTCCTACTGGTTGCTCCAAAAAAACCATATTGGCAATTTTATTCCAAGCATAAACATTTTCATATAAATTTCCAGATTCATCAGGTCTAAATGGACCCTGTTCTGTCATAAACCCGATTAAACCTGAACATCCTGGACCACCGTTTGTCCAAAACACAAGTGGGGCTGTTTCTGGATTGGTTTCAGCCTCTGTTAGCCAATAATGTATGTTTTTTTCTGTTCCTGGAAGAGTAATATAACCGCTAAATTGGTTGAATTTAAGAGAATAATTTAATCCTGGTAATTCTGTAACTTGATCCAAAAGCGCTTCATTTGTGTAATCAAATGAATAACAACTAACAAACCCTAAAAGCGATAACAATAATCTGTTGAACCACATTATATATATTATATTAATTATTTTTAAATCTTAATAAAATATAATTTTTTAGTTTACAAGAGATTGTATATAATCATTGTGTTTTTTACTTCTACAATGTTCGGCTCTACCAGATTTACGAATTTCACAACCACACTCACACGTAATCATTTCTTTTGATTTCTGCAAAATTTTTCTTTATTTTTTTGATACCATTCACTCTTCATTTCCTTTATTTTTTCTTTATTTTCATCAACATATACTTTTTGTTGGTTCGATATTTCTTTCTTATGTTCTTCTTTATACTTTTTGTTTTGTTCTAAAATTTGTTCCTTATTTTGTTGATACTGTTGTTTTTTATAATTATTTATTTTTTCAGAATTCTCTTCTCGATATATTTTTTGCTGTTGTTTGGTTTGTAAAATCTTTTCTTCTTCTAATCTTTTATTATTTTCTTCCAAAATGTCTTTTTCTTCCTCAGAAATAACTGGTTTAGGATCTTGATATTGAATATGTATTTTTGATTGAAGGTGTCTGTGTTTGTTTCCAAATGTATATTGATTACCACATTCACAGTTAATAACTTCGCTTTTTTTAGACTTCAATATTTCTTTATTCGATTCCCTCCATTCCTTTTGTTTTATTTTTGCTTCGTCCTTGTGTTCTTCTCTGTATATTTTTTTCTGTTCAGATATTTTTTCTTTTTTTTTTTCTTGATATTCTTTTTGATATTCAGATATTTTTTCTTTGTTTTCTTGAGCATATTGAATATTGTATGCTTTTATTTGTTCTATATTTTCTTCGTAATTTTGTTTAGCTTTTTGTAGAATTTCTTCCTTATTTTGTTCATACCAAATTTTTTTTTGAATTGCCTTTTCTTCAATAGAAGTATATGGATTAATAGAATTTAATTTGGGTTTAAGTAATTCAACCCAAAATCTTTCTCTCATTAAAGCTTCTTTGCTATTATTACAATTAAAAACTTCTATTTGTATCATAGACCAGTTTTCCCATCCTCCATTATTACGAATAATTTTATAAACATTTAAATTATAATTTTTGATGTTTTCGTTACAGCAAGCAGCCTTATGATTATGCTTTCTTTGTGTAAAGTTGGTGGTGTGACCTATATACATATCAGTTATTTCAGGATCTTTACAACAGATCTTGTAAATAATTGTTTGTGAATAATCCATTTCGACTTTTGGCATATTTTAATTATATATAATATCTCTAAATTAAAAATCTTATAATATCTTATAGGATTTTATATGTAAATCAATTTTATTATTATTAAAAATCCTCTATAAATTCAAAGGCGCTTTCGCTGTTAGTTTTTGTAGCTAACGCATAATCACCGACCCGTTTCTCAAAGAAATTAGTTTTCCCCTCCAAGCTAATAAGTTCCATCCAGTCAAAAGGATTTAACACATTATATATCTTCTTGTAACCCAATTGAACAGATAATCGGTCAGCAACAAATTGAATATATTGGGTCATCATTTGACTATTCATTCCGATTAGACGACACGGCAATGCATCACAAATGAATTCAGTTTCTATTTCAACTGCTTCTTTAATTATTTCATAAATACGAACCTTATCAATCTTCTTTACAAGTTTTGAATATAGTAGCACAGCAAATTCGCAGTGAAGCGCTTCGTCTCTAGAAATAAGTTCATTGCTAAATGTGAGACCAGGCAATAGTCCGCGTTTCTTTAACCAAAATATGCTACAAAAAGCACCACTAAAGAAAATACCTTCTACGCATGCAAACGCAACTAAACGCGTAGCAAAACTTGAGCGATTATCGTGGATCCATTTTTGAGCCCAGTCAGACTTCTTTTTAATACACGGGAAATTTGTAATCGCATTAAACAGCCTACCCTTTTCTTCCTTATCTTTTATATATGTTTCTATTAAATTACTGTATGTATGACTATGAATATTTTCCATAGCAATTTGAAACCCATAAAATGCTCTAGCTTCTGATACTTGGACATCGCTCATAAATCGTTGAGCCAAATTTTCTAATACAATTCCATCGGATGCCGCAAAAAACGCCAAAATCATTGAAATAAACATTTGTTCATCTTTATTAAGACCTTCCCAGTGTGCTAAATCTTTGGACAAATCAATTTCTTCTGGTCTCCAAAAACAATCAATTTGTTTTTGATACATTTGCCATATATCTTGGTGTTGAATTGGAAACATTACAAATCTATTATCGTCTGGTGCTAATAATGGTTCTAAATTGTTCTTTGACATCCTAAATAATATATATACTATATTTTTATATTTTATATTTTATATTTTTATAAATATAGTATTTTTCAAAAAATTTAATAACTTGTTAGTTTAAGAATGAGCTTACCATTAGCAGAAAGGGATTTACAATTAATACAAATTGAACGAGAAATTAAGAATAAAAAGCAGTTGTTAGTTAAAAAGAAAAAGGACTTGGATAAAAAACACAAATTAAATGAGTATCTTGTTGATGTGAAGCAAGACTATACAAAATATTATGATTACATAGTTGGAGAAAAACAACAACAATATAACGCACTAATACTTCTTAAGGAATATATGTCTGACCTTATGAAAACAGAAAATTTAGTTGATCAACAAATTAGAAGTGTAAAACACGATCAAAAAGATATTATTGGAGAAATTGACAAAGTTAAGGCTGAGTTAGATGAATTGATAGAATAATTTTTTAAAACTTGTATTAAAAAATAAAAATAACATAATTATATATAAATGGCGACAATTATTCAAGACATATTAAATAACGGGAAAGCAATAAATGATGAACTTGGTAAAAAAATAGGATTGTTAGCTGAGCGTAACGGTCGTTTTAAAGACACGTTTACAAAAAAATTAACAGATATTAATACAGCGATTGAACGCTTTAAATCAACTAATTTGCAAGGGTTAACTGAGACTAAAGACAGACTTACAAACGTTACGAATGAATTAAATGCTACAAGGGAAACTCTGACAAGAACTCAATCTGAATTGGAACAAATAAGAGTGGCATTATCTGCAAGCCAATCAGAGCTTCAAAATGTTACATCGGTTAAAAACGGATTAGAACAAAGGGAAAGGGACTTGAATGATAGAATTCGTCAATTAGAATCAGAATATCAAACTAACATAAATGGTGTAAAAGAACAGATGGTGCAACAATCAAATGCTGAGAAGGCTGCTATGAAACAAGAGTTTGATAATCAGATGGCATCATTAAATAATGAAAAGGCCGACTTACAAAAAGGTATTCAAGATGCTCAACAATCGCAAACTGAAGTGGTTAATCAATTATCTGCGTTACAAAATCAACAATCAAATTTAGTCAACAATTTAGGAGAAATAAACAGTTTATTAACTAGACAACTAGAATTAATTTCCAATATCAATACTGAACAACCAAATGATGATGAGTATAGCCAGTTATTGGAAGTTATACAAATTAATTTAGGTGGAGTGATTAGCGAGATAAATCAAGCAGTTTCTGGTCAACCTCGAAATCAAAATCAAAATCAAAATCAAAATCAAAATCAAAATCGAAATCAAACTTTTTATGATATTGAATCCAATTTTAATAATTTGATGAATTTATACAAACGCGAAGATAAACGCCAGTATCAGGCTTCTTTAAAAAATATTGATGGAAGAGTAGCAGACCAAATTAATAGGAGCATTGTAAACGCCGATAGAGGAGACCGAGACGCAATTAATGAAATTAAAAGGGTATTATCAGAGAATCAAACACGTATAAACAATTCTTCTTTGTTTGGAGGAAGAAGTAAAACAATGAAAAAAAGACAAAGAAAAACGCGTAAACCTAGGTCTTCTCCGTCTCGTAAATTTGTAAAAAGAGGTGGGTACGTGTATAGCTCCAGCAGAGGATTAGATAAATCTAGTTCTATTGTTAGTTCTGGTTCTGGTTCTAAATCAAAAAATAATTCAAGAAATAGCACAAGAACAAGAAGAACAACAAGAACAACAACATCTAGTCCTAATTCTAGCACTCATACAACATCTAGCCCTAATTTTTAAAAATATAT